ACACAATACGCCTACTATAAGGCAGGCAACAGCAAGGTGAAGAATTACAACGGTAGCGCGAACCGCTGGTGGCAGCGCTCTCCATACATTGGCAACTACACGAGTTTCTGCGCGGTCAGCAACAGCGGCCTCGCCGACTACATCAGTGCGAATGATGTGTATTGCATATCTTTTGCCTTCTGCTTTTAAGTGTCACAAAACAACTCCACCGGATCAATTCCGGGGGAGTTGTTTTCGGTGCCGCCATATTTCCCGTTTTTTCGACACAGCAGCTGTGGTACACTGGCCGCAGAAAGGAGGGGACGATATGGAGCATCTGGACCCGGAATACCTCTGCCTGTTTCACGCCATTACGGAAGCCATTGAAGAACTGGAACGCCTAAAAGCAGACCTGATGGCGGCGCAGCGCAGGGCGGAGGCCCTTTACATGGAGCGCACGGACTAACCGTGCGCTCTTTTTATAGTTGTGCGGTCTTATGCAGACAAAAAAACACACGCCCGAGCGATTGGAACGCACGGACGTGTGTTTTGGTTTCAGGGTGAATGTTGAGGGATCAGGCATAAAAGGCGGTGAGCTTGTCGGCGCTGCGCTTGGCTTGCAAGTCCCGTTCGGCAAAGACCTTCTTGGCGCTTTTCCGCCCGGAACGGTCCATGAGCCGCCCGGAATAACGCTGGGTGGTGATGGGGCTGGCATGGCCCAATTTGGCTTGCAGTTCGTTTTCGGGCATACCAGAATTGAGATCCAAACGGGAGCCGACGTGGCGGAGATCGTGGCTGCGGATGTCAGGAACGCCGGTGACGGAGCGGACATGGCGCTCCACCAGCTCCGAAAGCCACTGTTTTGTGCCGGCCTTCCATTCGCCGGAACGGAGGGTGCCGAACAGGGGGGCGGTATCAGGAAGATCGTCTGGGCGGATGCCGCTGGCGAGGTAATGGCGGAGGGCGATCACGGCGATGTCGGGCAGGTCCACCACCCGGAATTTATCGCCCTTGCCGTGTTCCACGCGGAGGTCGGCGTCCTCCAAGTCGATGTCCGCCGGGGTCAAGGCCCGCAGTTCGGCGTTGCGCAGTTCGGTGGTCAGCAGCAAGATCACGATGGCGTAATTCCGAGGCCAGTTCTCCGGATGGGTGGTGCGGACGGGGGAATCCCTCCATAGCTTGCAGACCTGCTCATCGGTGAGCAGCACGTCATAGGGGCGCTTTCCCAATTTGCGGAGGGAGGGCATGAGGTAGAGGGAAACAGGGTTTTGCTCATAAAAGCGATCCTCACCCAGTTCCGGGGAGCTGGCGTAGGTGAAGAAGGAGCGGAGGACCACCAGATGATACCGGACGGAGACAGGGGAGAGGCCCCGGTCAAAGAGGTGATCCCGGTAGGCTTGCATGGTGGTGAAAGTGGGTTCCTCGGTGGAAAGGCCGCTTTCCACGAGGAAGGAATAAAAACTGTTTGTGACGGCGGCGTAGGCGGTGACGGTGCGCTCCGCCGCGCCGCTGGCCTGCACGTTGCGGAGCCAGCTATCTAAGGCCGACATGACCCGGCGCTCCTGCGCAGAGGTTCTTCCCATAAAATCAGTCCTTTCCTAAAATTGGGGGCGTATCAGGCCCCGGCGGTACACAAGCTGCTTTTCACGCAGAGATCCACGCCCAACTCGTCCACATGGATCCGGTCGATGATGAAGTCGCCGTAAGCGGCCATTTCCAGTTTGTTTTCCGGGTTGATGTGGGTGGCGAGGCCGTCAGCGGAGACGGTGAGGCGGGGCACTTCTTTTCCGTATTTGTCGTCAAACTCTCCGAATTGCAGAATGGAAACAATATCTTTCACGGTCAACATAGTCGGTTTTCCTCCTGAATGTGTAAAAATGTGTAAAATCTTTTGGCGTGGGGGGCGGTCAAGCGGTCTCAGCGGCGGTAAATTCCAGCGTCCGGCGGCGCAGAATGCCGATGAAGATGGAGCGGAGCTTTTTGTCCTGAGAAATGATGGTAAGTTTCGTGACGGCTCTGCATTGCGTGACGGTAGCGCCCGCCGCTTTCATGCGGTTTTTCAGCCGGGTCAAACGCTGTTGGAGATCGCAGCCGGATTCACGTTCCAGTTCCTCATAGAGTTCCCGGCGGAACATCTGGTGGTTGAGAGAGAAATGCTCGACCAGAGCGTTGATGGGGTGGTTTGCGCTCTCCTGCCAGTTATCGCCGGAGGAAATGGGAGCGACATAGGCGGCTGTGACCTTATCCATTGTATCAGAATTGTGCTGAACCTTTAAGGCCAGTTCGTTCATCTGCCGCTCCTGCTCGTGCTGACGCATTTCGATATTGATCAGAGCCTGAAGCTGGGGGGATAGGGTGGAGAATTGAGGGTCGGAGGACTTGGCCCGGAAATAGCCCTTGACGAGTTCCCGCTGGACTTTCCACGCCAGATCATCGGTGAAGGACTTCACCAGCATGAGATAGCCGGATTCTGTAATGAGGGTGACATCTTCGGTTGCCCTTTGGGGAAGTCCGTCCCAGCGCCGACGAAATTCGTCGGCGCAAATTTTGAAGTAATCTTCGCCCTCGATGAAGTGGTCACGGTTGGAGCGGAAATTGCGGCTGGCAGTTCCGTCCGGTCGGCCATGCACGGCGTCGATCTCCTTAAAGGTGACGACCCGCTGCCCGGAAAATTCCTTGACAAGAATTTCGGCGTTGTTGATGGTGGTCAACTCCTGCATAAAAAAAGCTCCTTTCAAATGGTCTTGATACTTCCATTATTCCACAGCCCTCCAAGGGGGTTTTTGACAGGTTTTACGAGGGTTTTTCGCTGTCGGTGGAAATAATGGGGGTTGACCTTTCGGAAGAAGCATAGTAGAATATTTACACACTCCGAAAGGTTGTGTGGATAGCGGTTTGCTGGGTATCTTGGAGGATGTGCAGCAAGCCGTTATTTCTTTTTGCTCAAAAGGCGATTGATGGCGGTGCGAATTGCTTCGGCTCGTGTAATTCCATTCTGGTCGCAATATTCGCAGAGCCGCTTGTCGGTTTCAGCGTCCAGTCGAATACTGAAACGAACATCTTTAGGGTTTTCGGCCTTTGGGCGTCCGGTTTTCGGTGACATTGTTCACCTCACTTTCCGTCACGCATTAAATATAGTTTATGCGTGACAAAATGTCAAGAGAAAACTTTGCGGAAAGGATGATTATTTTTGTTTACTTACAAAGAAGGGAAAGAAACAGAACAAGCACTTTGCGCATACTTCGCTGCCCATAAAAGGACTGAGGCAATTAACTTTTTTGGTCGAACTGAGAAAGTCCCCAACATTTTAAAGAAACGGTATATTGAGGAGCTTAGCAATACAAAGGCGTTTGGGATCAAAGTCGTTCCAGATGGGGATGGCTTTTCACAGATAACATATTTTGCGTGTGATGTGCGTGGCTCTGAAGATTCATTTTTCAGGGGAAAGATGTTAGATAAAATAATGTTTCCATATTTTTCGGAGTACGGATATTATGAATCGTCTATAAAATATATACCCGACGGAGAGGCTGCGGAGCAAGTTGAACCACCCGCAGAACTGTTCAAGAGATATACGTACTTCTGCTTTGACAGCGGGGATAAGGAGCAGATTTTAAGCGTACTAAAAGAAATTGCGGCATTTTCCCCTGAAAAAATTGAAGAAATAGCCGAGATAAACGTTAGCTATTTTACTCTTGCAGATACATATTACCCATGGGTAAAAAAATATGAAGATAGACAAAATCCGCTTGCTAATAGCTGTTTTTCCGCACTCAGAGAAAGTGAGACACCATTTATTGAAATTACAGACAGGAATGGGTTTATTTCAAGCAGGAATATGATTTGTGAGATGGAAGAAACTCCGTTTCACAAAGGGTATCGGTTAGATTTAAGAAGAACAGTCAGAAGCTCTTGGGAAGCTAATATAACTCGAATACTAAATAAGCTAAATGTTCCATATGAATATGAACGAGAATCTTACAAAGTTGGAGAAGATTTTTATTTGCCGGATTTCTTTCTTGCCAATAACACAATTTTAGAGGTCAAAGGCTTTTGGGATAACGAAAGCCGAAAGAAGATTGCCGGCTTACAAAAAGAACACCCTGAATTTAAGATTCTTCCCGTAGATAGCGATATGTATGAAAGCCTAAAAAACAAGTTTGCAAACAATGTATCAAATTGGGAGGAATGTGGGGCACATAAACCGACAGCAGAGAAAGTAGCCATTGTTGGGATGAAGTTTTGCGCCGACAAAGTTACGATTTCAAGATTGAGCAAGGGGCACAGTCTGACGTTTAAGCGAGAGCCGGACAATCAATTTGACCGCAATGCTATTCTGGTTCAGACAGAAGATGGAAAACCAATAGGGCATCTATCTGGAGATTGGGCGGCGGTGTATGCCCCAAAAATGGACTGCGGAATGAAATATTCGGCAACTGTTTTTGATATTCAGCCGAAAGTGATAATTGCAAAAATGTGGAGGACAAACACTGAGGAAGAAGTCCTTTATGAATGTTTCAAATAAAAAAGAACGCCGCCCAAAGGGGCGGCGTTCACGGCGTAGGGGTCAGGCGGCGGAGATTTTCCACGGCGCTGACGATCAGAGGAACGGCGCCCAGAATATCATCCTCGGTAACGGTATAGGGGAGGGTGAAACGGACGGCGGAGCGGGCGCGGCTGGCGGGGTAGCCCATGGCCCGGAGGACATAGCTGCCGTCAGCCTCTCCGCTGGTACAAGCGGAGCCGGAGGAAGCGTACACGCCCTCCGCAGACAGGGCCATGACAAGGGCCTGAGATTCCACGCCAAGGAAAGAGAGGTTGGCGTTGCCGGGAAGCCGGAGAACCACGTCACCGATGGTGTAGGAGCCGTTGACATAGGTATCCGGGATGAACCTCAACAAATAGGCAATGAGCAGGTCCCGGCAACGGGCGATCCGCTTCATGTTGGAAAGCATATTGTCCATGCGCTCATGGAGGGCCGCTGCCATCGCGCAGGCGAGGGGAACGCTTTCGGTGCCGCCGCGCTTGCCCCATTCCTGACCGCCGCCGCGGATCATGGAGAGCAGGGGCGTGCCCTTCTTGACGATCAGACAGCCGGTGCCGGAAATGCCGCCAAACTTATGAGCGCCGAAGGCCAGATAGTCCACGCCAAGGGCCTTGAAGTCCACGGGGATCTGGCCGACCGCCGCCGTCGCGTCACAGGCGAACAGGGCGTTGGGGGCGTTTCGCCGTCTGGAGAGAATGTCGTAAGTCTCGCCGGTCTCGTTATTGGCCATCATGTGGGTGAAGCCGGTGCGGTCCGTGCGGTGGGGATGATCCACGGGGGGATATTCCAGAACGGCGTGGTGCTCGTAACTGCGTGGGAATGTCAGCTTGCCGGTGTAGGCGCTCAGACTTTCCATCATCCAGTTGCAGGCTTCCGTTGCTCCGCTGGTGAAGTAAACTTCCTCCGGGAGACAGTTCAAGTCCTGGGCGATGGAGGCGCGGGCTTCCTCCAGGGCGATCTTTGCGGCAACGCCGCAGGCATGAAGGGCGCTGGGGTTGCCGAGGGGCAGAGCGCGGGTGAACGCCTTGATCGCGGCAGGGGAGGGCGGTTCGTGGGCCGCCGCGTCGAAATAGTAGGTGTTGAGCATTGGGGATTCCTCCTTGATCTTTCCAGTATTCTATCTTCATTGTACCAGCCGCTGACAAGGGGCTTTTTGACAGAATACTTGACTTTTCACAAGGCCCGCGCCATAATGAATTTGGCGAGTCCCTGCGGATATTTGCCGTTTTCCTCATGCTGTCCGTCCGGCAAGATAGAGCAGCATGGGGAAATTTTATACCGGTTTGGCGGTCGCCAGCAGGGTGATCCCGCGCTCAATGGCTTCCGTTTTCGTGACGTTCTGCTCCCGGCAGTAGGTTTCTAAAATCTGCTGGCTGCGGTCATTGATACGGATGCTGATTTTGTGAGGGCGAGGGTTGTCTGTGGGACGGCCCAGCTTTGCGGCAGACATGGGGATGATCACCTCCTATTTTGTCTGGCATAAGTATCATAGCATTTTGTCTGGCAAAAGTCAAGGGGGAAGCGAGGCGAAAGGGGACAAGATGTATGATAAGAGGGCAGCGATTCCGGAACAACGCGAAGCGGGAGTATAACCTGTGGTGGTGGAGCCGACACGGTAAAAGGAGCCGACGGCGTTCCTTGCCTGAACGGGAGCGCCGGTGCGCGGATTGTCAAAACAGCGATATTTGCGCACTGTACGGGAAGTCCGACGATCCAAGCTGCTTTGCGCCCAAGAATGGATGCGAGGGGAAAGGCAATCAGGAAAGGCTGGAATGGGGCGTTGTGCTTTTGATCTGTGTGGTAATATTCGTTTTATTCTTTATTTCCATTACATTTGCGAAATGAAAAAAGCCGCCCACCACGGGCGGCTTTGCTTTTTAACTTGCTTAAATTTTGCTTAGACTTTGCTGATTGTTTGCTGATTTGTTTGCTTATTGGATTTCTCCGCGCCAGTATGCCGCATTTTCTTCCTCTGTCGGAAAGTCAGGAGAGAGTCCCCGCTTGCGGCGGTTTCGCCTCCATCCGCTGTAAATCTTCATATCGCGCTCGTCAATGCTGTATCCGATTCCGCGCTCGGAGCGGTTATGGATGAGCAGCGGACGCGGGTAATTTAGATTCCGCGCCCGCAAAACCTCGTATTTTCCAACGGGATCTTCAAGGTTCCAGCCGCTTTGGGTCAGATACGTTTTCAGGTCGGACAGCATCCCGTGTCTGACCGTTAATCTGTTTTTCATCGGTTCCTCCGTTTAAAGGTTCTGGAATGTGGCGTCGAACATCACAACGCCGTTGGAGAGGTCGGAGTAGGGAATGCCCACCCAGACGGCCTGTCCGACAGTGAGACCGGAGAGGGACGAAGCGTAGGGCAGGTTTAGCACGGTATCGTCAAAGGGAAGCTGGACGGCCACGGTGCCGCCGCTGGGGGCCGCTTTTACGGTGGCTTTTTCCAGACGGAGACAGGAGCGGGTAGCGTCCGCCACTTTGGGCTGGAAGTAGTTGTTCCAGAGGCTATCAGCCAGCGCTTTCATTTCGGCGTTTGGATTACTCATGCAGTGCACCTCGTTATTCCGCGCCGGTCAGACGGGCCTCCACCAGCTCCATTCCACGGCTTTCCAGATAGGAGATCAGGAGCAGGCGGGCGGCTTCCTCGCTTTCGGCGTCCACGGTATGATCGAACATCCGCAGCTCTCCCGCCTTGGTCTCGGCGGTGACGCTGAAGGCGAAGTCCAGGCGGGTGACATTGGTTTTCAGGTTCATGTGGTTTCCTCCGTGATCCAGATTTCAGAGACGGTAAAGGTGAAGCAGATACCCCGGTCCGTTTTGTCGGTCTGCACAGTGTCGCACTGGCAGAACAGGAAGGAGAGGGCCTGCCGGATGGTGGAATTAAGGACCACAAGGGGAGTGGGAAATTCCAGCGCAACGGAGGCGTTCTCCCGGTTCTCATGAGGCGGCTGGTCCAGCAAGCGGACCTGGGGGACCAGACGGTCGATCTTCCCGGCGGCCTCCCGCAGGGCGTTGTATCGGTTCATGGCGGTGGGGTTCATGATCTTCATTGTAAAATTCTCCTTTACCGTTAGGCGTGTAATTCCTTTTTGTGAGAAAATTATAGGCGTTTTCGCATGGAATGTCGAGTTAAAAAAGGGGGAACTTTTTCCAAAACGGAAACCGTTCCCCCTTTTTCGGTATGAGTATGGTCTTGATTAAAATTCTTGCGCTGACGGCCCCACAAGCGGCCTGAGAGATAAGAGAGAGGCGAGGGGCTGAAAACTGCCCCACGAAACTCAAGGGGCGCTTACAGGGCTTCTGTGGGCAATTTACGAAATGGGGGTATCAGCCGTTCAGGGCGTCCTTCAGGGGCTTTGCGGGGCGGAACACCGCAACCGTCTTGGCGGGAAATTCCTTTTCCTCGCCAGTACGGGGGTCTTTCCCCACCCGTGCTTCCCGGTGCTTCACGGCAAACTTGCCGAAGCCGGGGACTTTGACCTCGCTGCCGTTGAGCAGGGATTCCTCAATGACGGTGAACACGGTATCCATCATGATGGCGGTATCGTGCTTGGTGTGGCCGGAACGCTCCGCCACGGCGGCGATCAGTTCAGTCTTGTTCATGGGACATCCTCCTTTCCTAAAATTTCAATGGCAGGGATGGCTGGATTCGGACCAGCGCGTGAGGGAGTCAAAGTCCCTTGCCTTACCGCTTGGCTACACCCCTATGTTTGTCTGTCTTTCCAGACTGTCACCGCTGCGTGTCGGCTGCCTGCGGTTGGCCCCCATAGGTACACGTTTCTGTTGCCCTGCTGCGCCCATCTCCGGGCAACCCGTTTGTGAGTGTACTTCTCACGGCGCTGGATGTGGTGCAGACGGCGGGACTTGAACCTGCATCGATCCCCATTTCGGGGGTGCTCTACCGACTGAGCTACGTCTGCATATAGGTGCCGGTCTTTCCCGGCTGTCAAATCCTATCCGTGTGCCGCTTTAGCCAGAGGATCATAGGCGCAATTACATCATCGACACTTGAGGGGCTTACTTCAGGACTTCGCATCACCCATCCGACTATCCCGCTAAAACGCTGTTCACTTGCGGTGTCCACGGAAAATTGGTGCAGACGGTTGGAGATGCCCACAACTCCCCACGTGATCGTCCGCGGCTTGGACGTCTGCATATAGATGCCGGTCTTTCCCGGCTGTCAGGTTGCTCAAGTGTCTCTGAGAAAACCATCCCGATAGCGGCTGTATCAACCCGCCGACTCCACTGCCAGATGTGGAGGTTTCATTCCCACTACGGTTTATAGAGTAACCACCTCTTATGTGGGCGGGCATGGTGCAGACGGCCGGAGAGGCCCCCGGCTCCCGGTGGAAAGGACAGAAGTACCGGTGGGACGTCTGCGTGATCCCGCCTTGTTTGCGCCATGGCGGGTGATGTGGCGGCCCGTCTTTCCGGGCTGTCATACACATTCAGGAGGCTTTGCGATCCATGTAGGGCGCTCGTGCGCCCTTGGAGCGGATAATGGGAATCGAACCCACCTTCGCGGCTTGGGAAGCCGCCGTTCTGCCGATGAACTATATCCGCGTTGCTGCCCTGCCGGAATCACACCGGGGCACCGCTCCGAGAACGGCGAGCGTGTACTTACGGGCCACGCTTGGAAGGTAGGAGATAACTACGTGCGGCATCCGCGCCGCTGGTGAGCGAAACCGGAGTTGAACCGGGAGAACAGAGGACAAGCCAAAAACCCTGTTCGCGCAGGGTGTGAGTCTGCGCCGTGTCCGCACGATTTTCGCCCATACTGTTTTGGAGTTTGGCGGCTGCCGTTGGGTAGGCCGGCAGCCGCCGTGCGTGAGGGAAGATAGAAAGATGGAAAGCAAGGGCGGCGTCTATCTCGCCCTTGATTTTATTATACGATACCCCTCCAATAGGGTTTTTGCACATTTAGGACTTCTTGGACTAAAACTGGGGCGGTTCCTTTCATAGATCGGAGGACGGAAGGGCGGCGAGGGCAATGTCCCCGGCGGAGATCAGCATAGACGGATCAGACAATACGGACTCGTAAGCTGCTTCGCCCTGGAACTCGTCGATCACTGCCTGTTCCTCCGGTGTCATGTCCTGATAATGCTTCTTTCCATAGACAGGTGGAAGCCAGTTTTTGCGCTGACCGGCAAAGATATTCAGGCGGTCAATGATACGAACTGCGTTAGGCTTGAACTTGATATGGCAAGTGCCTTTCTTATAGAAAACGCAGTCAAAATAAGTGAAGGACGCCTTATTACTGTTGACGCCATTTGCGCGGCGAACAGCCCCGTCTACCGGGATATGGCAGTAAGTTTCGCCACGGTCCAGATAGTTCATAGCGCGCTCCAAGTCGGAGATCATGGAATTGACCCGGTATGTGTCCAGCTTTTCGTCGCGCCATGAGTCGGCATAGCAGCCGGAAGCCGGGACGATCACCTTCATGCCGATTTTGTGGGCCTTGTTGGTGGCCCAGCCATTGTAATAATGGATGTTGTTGGCACACTCAGGATACCAGGCGTGTTTCGCCGTGAAGGTCTCAAAGAGATTCAGAATGGATTCTTCCACGCCTTGTGTAAGCTGGTGGGCAATCTCGCGCATGACGGTTTCGATATTGTACCGGCTAAAGTCATAGGCGGAGAGGGTTTCGATTTTTTCCTGATAGTCCTGCCGCATGGCGGAGGTCATTTTGCCAGTGAGTTCCGGGCGGGACAGCAGAGTACGCCAATACTTGCCGCGAAGTGCCCGGAGATAGACGTTAGGAAGTCCAGCGTCATTTCCGCGCCCCCTTTCCGAGCAAGTGAGTTCCAGGAGCGGCTTTTCATAGGTGGTGCTGCCATTCATCAGGTAGGGACAGAGACCTTGATATTCCCGGATTAGCTTATTCCCCAGCTCTGCCTCAAACTGGAACCCGTCGATCATGTTTTGCAGCCAGTCGGCAGACGCCAAGGCGGTTGGGCCATCCGCAGCGGTGTATGTTTCTTCACGAGAACGCTTTAAATGTTCAAAAATATCGGACTCCGGCTTTGGGTAGGGAATGTCAACGAAGATCATGGCGATTTCCACATTGGTTTTCCGCTGGGCGTGGGCAAACGCATTTTCGATAAATTCGATTTTTGCATTGTACTCTGAGAGCTTCTGACGCAGGACCTTTCGGCGGTTGGTGTAGGGGTTTCGGATGGTTTCCGCATTCAACAGACAAACAATCTGGCCGCCGCGTTCCATAAGCGACAAGGCTTTGAGCAGGTGTTCATCTCCGTTCTCAAAGGGAGGGTTCATGAGGATCAGGTCATACTGCTTGAATGTATGGAAGGTCAGGAAATCATCGGAGACCACGGGATAGCCTTTGCCCTTCAGGATAAGGGCAAGATCAGGGTCAATCTCTACGCAGTCGATATACGGTTCCCGCTTGTCTACGCAGACCTTCCGGTCATTGTGGTAATCCTCGACGAATTTCCGGGCGGCATCCGCCAAATCACCCTTTCCGGCTGACGGTTCCAATATCGCGGTAACATCCTTCCAGCGGACGCCTGCCAACATCCGCCCAGCCAGCTTGGAGGGCGTGGGGTAAAAACCGGTGTCGGAAAACTGAGGGAGACGCTTCACATCCTGCCCGGTGGTCCTCTGGGAAACCTCAGTGAGGTGCTGTTCACCCCACTGCCGGATCAGCTTTTTGGCTCCGGCAATGGTGGCGGCGCGCCCTAAAAACTCCGAGCGCTCACGCTCCCATGTAATACCGACGCAATATTGCGGCTTCCCCATATTTTCTGTTTTCGTGATTCTGGCGATTTCAACGCCATCAACAAGCGCACAGAGTTCTTTCTCGCCGTAACGATTTTGCGTTTCCAGATATGCGATCATAAAAATGTCCTTTCCTGCGCCGCTGTTCAGGCGGCGGCTTCGGCGGGCTTGCGGACGGGGCAGAGAATGCCCTCGCCGTCGGCGGACCGGAAATAGATGGGGGTGATATAGGGCTTCTGTTCAGAGGTGAACGCTTCGCCGTCCGGGAACAGCTGAAGAAAGTCGATCAGATAGTTGGCATCGACACTGGGGAGGCCGGGGCCGAAATCATAACTGGCTTTGAAGGTCTCGCCCTTGCGGTGGCGCTTAGCGGCCCATTCCGCGCGGTCCGTTTTGATTTGCGCCCGAACCTTTGTCACAGTGGGAAGGGTGAGGCGCAGGGTGTTCTTGCGGATGGGGGCGATGATCTGCGCCAGGTTGAACCGGAAACCGTCGGCGCTGAGTTCCGGCGCGGCGGTCAGCTCCATGGGGCTGTTCAGGCGGAAGCCGCGATACCCGTCGCAGACGCACTGCTTGCCTTCCTCGTCGATCCAGAAGCCCTGTTCAGCGGGGCGGTGGCTGTTCGTGCGCACGGCTGCGTCGCAGATGCGGCGGGCAGCGGTAAAGGCGGAACGGTTGCCGGACTTGGCGGCAGCTTCCTCCATCAACGTGCGGCGGAGATCCTGTTCTAAGAAATACAGCTGGGGGATGGGGCCGACGGCTTTTTCCCATTCATAGGGGTTTTTGCTGACAGCGTTATAAATGGCGGCTTCGTCCTCGTCCAGCGCGTGGACGATCTGCAAAACGCGGGTGAGGGCCTGTTCAGTGTTCAGCATGGCGATTCTCTCCTTTTCTGTTCAGATTTTGATTTTTTATATATGGCGCTCCAAGCGGCATTTTTGCCGGTCTACCATTTTTCGCCGATGTCAATATAGATGAGAACGCGCATGAGGTGGTAGACGATGGTCGAGACGCCAACGAAGATGAAAAAATTGGTCATGGGGGGGTTCCTTTCCAGGAAGGCGGTGCGCCTCCCCGGTTCCGTTGGTGGTTGGTGTTCGTGGTGTTCAGTCGGATTTTCTGAGTGTTTCTATCTTTTTTACCAAATTTTCAATGGTGAATGTACCTCGCAGCGGCCTTTCTAACTCCGCATGGCGGTAAAGGACAGAAAATATGCACAACTCGCCGCCTTGTTTTTTCTCAATTTTGTAATAGCGAACACCGGCGTCTTTTTCAAAGAATTTTCTCATTTCTGGCGCAGTGGCTTTAATTTTAATATAGCTTTCCATGTTAGGCGTCTCCTTTTTTGCGTGTATTTCAGGTGGATTTTCGGGCGGCGGTCTTGCGTACTGGCAAGAGGACTCCGAAGCCGTCCTCGCTTCCGGGCGGTTTTGTGTTGTTGTTCAGGCGTATAGGATTTTCGAGGTGCCGGGGACGCGGCACTGGATCGAACAATCCGGGGCGTTCTTTTTGTTCAGGTCGATCCATGACTTCACGGCGGGGAGAAGATCGTCATTGTAGACGGGCGCATAAACCAGGCGGTTAAACAGTTCGCCGGTGTTCAGGCTCATGGGCTTATGCTGTTTGTCCCTGGGGCCTTTGAAGTAAACCATAAACATGGGGTTGTCCTTTCATGCCCTCGTGACCTCCGGGGTGGGCTGTTCAGTTCTTAATTTCATTGTAGCAGGGTGGGCCAAGGGGGTTTTTGCCGCTGTTCAGGCAAGGCGGAGGACCTGACGGGCGGCGCGTTCGGCGTTGTCGGTGAGCTGGCGCTGCCATGCCTGATTTTTCGGAGACCAGCGGAAGCCGTTTTGCTTCAGGGCGGCGCGGGTGTCGGCGTCCGGGATGGCGTCAAAGAGGATTTGGAGTCTGTTCAGGTCGATATTGCGGACGATCTGACCGCCGTCAAAGGCGGTGCCGGTCTGAGGTTCGGCGGCCTGCTGTTCTCTGCGGTCAAGCTCCGCGAGGCGCTGTTCTGTCCGCTCGATCTTGCCCCGGATGCTGGACAGCTCGTAAGCGGGGAAGGGGGAGCCGTACTGGGAGATGGGGGAGCCGTCACCGGAGGCGAACACGCCGGGACGGGTCAGCCATGCGCGGTTTTTCTCGCTGAGACCGGGGCAGCCTTCCAGCGTTTTGTGCTTGCGGTAATAGGCGTTGGCGGTTTTGGCGTCCTCCAACATCTGGCGTTGGCTGTTCAGACGCTCGGTGAGCATTTCGCGGGCGTGGGGGTCGGCAAGGTCTACCGGGCCGGTGCCGACGCTGCGGATCTTGTCCAGAATCGCCTCAATCTGCCGGTATTCCTCCCACAGAGAGTCCTCGCGGGACATTTGGCGGTTATGCTTGCGCATATTGAAGTTGCCCGCCCCGGCAATAAACTGGCTGGGATAGCTGGCCTGGTTGCGGTTGTAATCGTTCGTCCACTGGGCAAGGCGGCGGGCGTAGCTGTTCAGCAGGGCGTCCAGCTTGTCATGGTAAAAAGTGCTAACGCGGGCCTTCTGCTGTTCCACAAGCTGGGCGGCGCTGTTCACGGAATTTCGATAATTGGCCGTGGCGCTGCCGGGTTTGTAGTCGCTCATGTGGATGCAGTAATGGGCATTTCTGGCGGTTTCCTCGTCGATGGAACCATAAGGCGGGACCGTTTCAGGCCGATTTTCCGGGGTGGGCTGTTCTGCCTCTTCTGCAGTGGTGGCCTCCGGCTGTTCTGCGGGTGCTTCTGCGCCTGCGCCGGTGGCGGGGGTCTGCTGTTCTGGCTGTTCGGTGGCGGCTGCGCTGGGCTGTTCGGTGGCGGCGGTGGGCTGTTCAGCCCGCAGGCCGTCCGCAACGGAACGGTAAAAGGCTTGCGTTTCTTTCGTGTCCTTGACGGTCTGGCAGTCCTCGCCAAAGTCCCATGTATAGCGCTTGATCGTCACGTCCAGGCTGTCCGCCTCGCTTGCAAAATAGGCGGCAATGTGTTCTGTGTGGGGGAAGGTCTTGATTTCGATTTCCGCGTGCTCCCGGTTCCACTGGTTCGCGGCGGCCCGCTTGTCCCGGCTGTTGACAAAAGCGGAGATGGGCCAGAAGCAAAGATTGTCCTTTGCGGTGCTGAGTTCGCCGTTGCGCTTGATGCGCCGGAGGCAGTGATCGCGGCCGCTCCAATTCGGATCGCCGGGGGTGTGCTCGACGAAGTAAAGGCCGTTGTCATTCTTGAAGTATGCGCCGGTGATCTCCACCACGTCGCCGGTTTTCATGGTGCGGTTGTTCTTGTCAGTCATGGTAAAATCCTCCTGAAATGTGTTTTGAATGTGTAGATTTTGGCTTTCTGGGGTGCCGTCGCTTTTATCGGTGCGGCGGCTCCAAGGTGTCCGGGGTGGCTGTTCAGGCGTAAACTTTGCCGTTGGCGCCGGTCTGGTAGCTTTTGAAGATCATAACCGGGTCCTTCAGCAGGGCGGCGGCATCCTCGATATAGGAAGCGGAAAAGCAGCCGTATTTACTGCGGGTGATCTTGATTTTATCGTCCTCTTTGAGGGTTTCGTGCGTGGCGGTTTCCGGCAGCTCCTGCCAGCCGTTGAAGATCAGCAGGGAGGACGAACCGCAAAACAACCGGCTGCGTGGGGAGCGCTTACGGTATGGGGTGTAGGTCAGGCGCACGGCGTCGGCGTGCTGGGCGTAAGTGGTGAGGGTGTAGCCGTGAAAGGTGATTTTCTCCGCAATGGGGAAACCGAACTCAGAGAGATATACAAGGGTATATTTCCGGCCCGGAACCAGTCCGGCGGCGTCCACAGCTTTTTGCAGGGGTTCGGCGTACTGCTGGACCATGGAATGAAACGCGGCCAGCGCGGCGGCCTCCGTTGTAACGGTGGTGCTGTTCAGCTCGTCGCCGTTCTCGATGATGGCGGCAACCGCAATTTGACCGCCCAGGGGCCGCAGGTCCGCGGCGTTGATGATGACTTTCCGGCGGAGGGTGTAGCCGCCGCCGATCTCGGCATGGTAAAGACTGTTAAACATGGGGCGTTACCTCATGGTTTCGTTATCGAGGGCGGCCAGTGCGGCGGCCATGCCCTGCTCAAAAATGCGGGTGTTCTCTGCGCTGGACTTTGAAAGATCGTTGGAGTAGTTGCAGGCGGGCCAGAGCGGGCAGGCACACGCGCCGCGGCCGGGGTTGTAGTGCTGATTGCAAATGGTTTCGAGGCGTTCGCCGGTCTCGGCGGGAATGTAAAGCCATGACATTTTGCGATCCTCCTTTCAGCGGGTGGGGCTGTTCTGGTGAAGCAGGTCGGAGACGGTGCAGCCCCGGAGCCGGTGCGCCTCGATATAGGCGGGACGCTGGACCGTCGGAATGGCGGGTAGGTTGTCCAGCAGGTAGGAAACGAACCGGGCAGCCTGTTCACGGTCTACCGGCTGCCAGCCGGAAAAATGGTTGTAAATTTCGATTTTCATGGGGGTTCCTCCTTCTTTGTTCAGATAAGGCCGTTTTCCCGGAACTCCCGCAGGAGACCGAAACGGCGGGCCAGCCGTTCCAGACGGTCGGCAATCTCTGCGACTTCTTCCCAGCTTTGCGCCTGTTCGGCGGCTTTCTGCTGGGCCATGATCGCCGCATCACGGGCGGCGGCTTTGCGGGTTTTATAAGTGGTCATTTTGTGATCCTCCTTGATTTTGATTTAGCGGCGGCCCTCGATGAGATCCACCACGCGGAACATCAGGCGGGCGAAAGTGCCAGCGCCCAGAACGAGGATGAAAAGGGGAAAACTCATAGTGTGGGCCTCCTGTCGGTGTGTTGTATGCTTCACTTGTTAAGTATATTATAGCACTTAACAAGTGAAAAGCAATCGGCAAAAGCTACAACTTATTAAGTGAATTTTTGTATGCTTTATTCACTTGTTAAAAACACTTGACAAGTGATATTATGATAGTAAATAGGGGGTGATAGCTACGGCACCGCAAAAATACACGGAAGCGCGCAAACTCGGTAATAGAAAGTGGGACGCGGAAAACCTGGACCGGATTTCTATTGCACTGCCTAAAGGCGCAAAAGATACGATCAAGACCCACGCGGCCGCCATGGGGGAAAGTGTAAACGCATTTTTCAACCGAGCAGCGCTGGAACAGATCCAGCGGGATCGGGGCAGCGAAAAAACGGAAGCAGCCACAGAAACAGAATAAAAAAGCAGCGGCCCGGAGTTTTTCCGGGTCGCTGTTCTGCGTTTGGGGGGTTAGGCGTTGGCTTGATATTTTGCGAGTGCATCGGAAATAGCACGATTTACAAAAGAGTTTGCCGTTTCTCCCAGGGAGGCGGCGCAAGTCTTTATAACGGCTTTTTGCCCTTTCGGTAAAACAAGATCCATTCTGTCATAAGTCTTTTTTACATACTTGCGAACGGCGGCTTGCTGGGCCTTTGTGGTTTTGGTTTTCCGGGCTATATAATCATTGATGTTTTCGGCGGTTCCGTCGTCCATAGCTTCCGCAGCGGCAAGGCTGGCCGCAGCTCCCCGGGTGAGATTTTCGGCGGGCTGGGCGTCAATTTCTGCCAGTCGTGCGCGTAATGCTTCGTTCATGTTATATGCTCCTTTCAATGCCTCCATACGATTGTTTATGCTGCTTTTTCTGCTTCTTTATTCGGCTTCTGGTTCTGCTTTAGTATATGTCTCCGCGTGTATTGATCTCTTTTACAGTAACGGTTTCTTTGTCCGTGTCAATCTGGAAAATTGCCCGGTAATGATAGATTTTCAACCGGTACATGTGAGAGCCAGCCCCCCGCAATGGGACAATATCGCCGGAAAGGGTTGATAATCCGGCCACCGCCGCCGCTACCCGGCCCCGTTCAGGCTCCGGGAGCTTGTCTAAATATTTTTGCGGCTGCTTCTTGATGATAACCGTTAGCCCGTCCACGTTTCCGCCTCCTTTACTGTCGATATTTTACCACCCTATATATAATTCTGTAAATATACAATTTGCACAGTATAATTACAGAATTATTGGTTATTTTGACCCTTGATATAATTACAGAATTATATATAATAGAATCATAAAGAACAGGACAACACCACGGAGGCCGACAGGCCAGAGGGGCACCGCCCCGGAAAGGATCACAAAATGGATTACAGCAAAATGAGCATGGACAAGCTCCGCGAGCTGATCGCCTGGGCCGATGACCGGGCAGCATACCGGAGGGCCTGCGGGACGATCTCCGGCACGGCATACGCCGAGGACGAAACCGCAGTAAGGGCAGTACTCGCAGAAATCAACCGCCGCACACGGGCGACCGCATAAGGAAGAGGAGGAACACGAAATGAAAAAGAGCTTTTTCGACACGATCCCCGGCGTTGTCCGCCTGGACTCCCGCGTCGCTATCTACGTGCCCAGCACCACCGAAACCGACCACCCCACCGACAACCGGCAGCAGGTGGAGGAAGTCGCCGCGAAACTGTCCGCCATGTTTGGCGGAGCCACCGCCACCGAGGCCCGCGGCTACTGGGTGAGCCAGTCGGCCGGACTCGTGGGCGAGGCCGTCACCATCGTTTACAGCAACGCCGCAGCCGAGGACATCGAGCGCCACGGCGCCGAGATCGTCGCTATTTGCCGGAAGATCAAACGCGAGATGAAACAAGAGGCCGTCAGCCTTGAGATCAACGGCGAACTGTTTCTTGTATGATCTCCGCCGCCCCCTATACCATACACCACAGCCCGCAGGGAATGCCCCCGCGGGCTTTTCTCGTGCCCTCTGAGCAATACCGCCCAGCACCGCACCACAGACCCACGCCGCGCAGCCGCTTGCATCCTGGGCCATGGCAGAGGGCTATTTTTAACCCCTATGCGCGCGGGCGCGTTTATTGCGGGCGCGGTCTATTATAGTACCCTAAAACGTACCCCATAACCCCCCCGGACGCTTTACCCCAATGAAGAAAAGCGCGGAGCACTCCCGCAGACCCGGAAGCAATGGACAAGGGAAAAAGGGGAAGGGGTGGAGGAGTCACCCGCGGCGGTCTGTTCCGGCTGATTGCATCAGATCGGCCACCACGGCCACCGCCGACCATGCCAGACCGGGAACCGTCAGCGGACCAGCCGCCGACCATCGGAGGACGGCCACCACCACCGCCACCGAGGACCAGAGAACCGGCAGCGGCCCCGGCTCCCGCCGCCTTTCGTCAGGTTGCACAAGGGCGGCATGGGCTGTTGTTGCATTTACCACCAAAAAAGGCGGTAACTGTTGCCATAATTGCTTATTATGGCAACAGTTTAGGCATTTGCGACAGGTTTTGACCCTCTCCGAGACCCGCCCAGCGGCCCCGCCTCCGCTCCAATGGCACCGGCTGACCAGCTGATCAGCTGACCACGGCCCCGGCTGGGTGGGGGGGTGGTTTACAGCCCTGGCCACCGGATCGGCGCAGAATCTCTCCACAACTCTTCCCCCTCCCCCCACGTTCTCATCCCCGTCGCCCTTCCTTTCCCTTTAAAGGGGGGGTAGTTTAGAAAACCGGGGGCAAAAAACGGAAAAGTCAAAAAGGGGTCAAAAAAAATTTTTATAAAAACGCTTCGCTTATGTGGGGAATACGTGCTTAGGTTGCGCGGTGCGGGCGGGGCGCAGGCGGTCGGTAGGTGACGTGCTGGTAGGCGGTAGGTGAAGCGGGTGTGCAAAAACCCTATTGGAGGGGGTTGCTATGCTAAAGATAGGAGAACTTTTGTGAAGCCATGGCAATGGAGGTGAGCGTGAATGCAAAGCGGGAGTTCTGAGCGCTGTGTGTCATTGTTTGAGTTTTGGGGAGACAAGAGCCAGTATGCGGCGTGGCTGCAAGGGGAGTTTGCTGAAGAAGCGGATTTCCATGCCCATACGCTAAACGCTTTGCGGGTGGCGATGGACGAAGAACTGACGGATACACAGAGGAAGTATATGGAGATGTTTTTCGTCTATGGCATGAGCATGAAGGATATCGGTCAAGAGTTGGGGGTAGCCAAGGCAACAGTCAGCAGGACGATCAATTGTGGTCTGGATAGACTGTACCATGTCCTCCGCTACGCGAACCCCCGATACCTGACCTTTCCGAAAAGCCGCACGGCAGCATCTCTAAAGAAGGGGCGCAAGCAGCGGGAGAAAGGGTCTTAGACTGAGACGAGAGATATTGTGCCAAAAACAGGGGGTGTATGTATGGCATATAAGCGGAAATACAGGCAGGGGGCGCGGGTCAAGAGCATTGAGGACTTTCTGCATTCCCCGGAGACGCAGTATTTTTTCTGGCTTGGGAGGACGCTTCATAAACAAGTATTTATGCACTGGCAGCTTGATCTGCTTATCAGGGTTATCGGCGGAGGACTCCTTTACTTTGCAGACAAGAACGTTCCGGCTGATGGAGATGCGAAATGAGCTGCTATGGGTGTATCTGCAACAACTGTCTCTATAACTGCGAGTTATTCAGCGCATACTTCACGCCGGGAGAGATCAAGGACGTGGAGGACGTCTGCTATTGCTGTGATGAGTGCGAGTGGTTCGATGGGGACTATACGAAGCGGAGCCAATGGCGAAAATCGTGTGAAAAATTTCGCCTACCGGCGAAGTATAAAGAGCATCTGGAACAGATGAAGCAGAAGGAGGCTCGTGTGGCGGTCAAGCGCCGCATGGCATTTACCGTAATCAAGGGAGGGAAAAAGGATGGATAGCTTGAATGCAAGCAGGATAGCTGGCGGGAACAGTGCGTATGGGCGGAGTCAGTCAGACTTCTATCCCACCCCGCCGGATGTGACGGTGGCACTTATGCGCTTTTTGAATCTTCCGCGCACAACGTCCGTGTGGGAACCGGCAACGGGAGAGGGCGATATGGCCGGTGTGCTGCAAACTTACTTTGAGACCGTCTATGCAACAGACATTCTGGATGGGACGGACTTCTTGAAGTCCAGCATTGACGCGGCTGATTGGATTATCACGAACCCACCTTTCTCACTGGCGGAGGCGTTTATCCGCAGAGCAGCGGAGCTGGGAAAGCCTTTTGCGTTCCTGCTCAAGTCGCAGTATTGGAACGCAACGTGCCGGCGGAAGCTGTTTGACGAGATCCCGCCCAGTTACATTCTGCCGCTGACGTGGCGCCCGGATTTCTTTTTCAAGAAGCGGATGCCCGGAGAGAAGGGAAGTCCGCTGATGGACGTGATGTGGTGCGTCTGGCTGACACCATGGAAGAATGATATTCAGACAGTGTACCGTCCGCTTACGCGGCCGGAGATGGGGGCAGGAAATAAAAATGGCTAAACTGGCGGTGCTGTTATTTCTTCCGCTCTGCCTTTGTGGGTGGGCCTGTTACGGCATCTGCAAAGAATGGGACAAGGGCGCGCTGGCGTTTCTGATGCTGCTGCTGACCGGCGCGGCGTTCCAGTGCGGGTTTTCTTTGTGTCAGATGATTTTTTGAATTAAAGGGGGAATTTTTGATGAAGTATGATTTTCGTGTCGGGGACTACGTTGAAGATGTTGCTGGTCGGGTCGGTTATATCCAGTCCATCTGCCAATGTGAGCAGTGCAAGGTGCGCGGTTTCTACGAGCCTTTCGTCCTGTATAAGGACGGCAATAGTGATTGCATCACGGTTTATGAGTATGAGAAAGGGTTTCCGGGGTACAAACGCATTGGTCAGTATGATTTTACTAAGAAGGCTGAAGATAAGGATGATGACAAGATTGAGCATTTGGATTATGCTCAACGTTTTATGCGTGGATCTACGATTGACACTACCTTGATCAGTTACATGAAGAAAATCAACGAGCTTGTGGATGCTGTCAATGAACTGCGTATGCGGGATGCAAAGGAGAGTAAGAATGGTTGAATACATCAGAGTTGTAAGCAAGCAGCGGCCCGCAAAGCGGGCGTTTAATATGCAGGTCGGGGCGCACCTTCGTGTGTATATTGCCGGGAAGATCACTGGGGATGTGAACTACCGGGAGAAGTTTTCCAAGGCAGAGCAGGCCCTCACTGCCATGGGACATTGCGTCCTGAACCCGGCCCACCTGCCCGAAGGCATGGAGCAGGGCGATTATATGCGTATCTGCTTTTCCATGATCGACTGTGCGGACTGTGTGGTTCTGCTGCCGGACTGGCGTGAGAGTTCCGGGGCACGGTTGGAGCGAGCCTACGCCGAGAAGATTGGGAAAGAGGTTGTTGTGGCAGATCAGGGCAGGATCGATGAGTTTTTGGAGAAGATGGAAAGGGGGAGATAAAAATGGGAGTGACAGTTTTATGCTGGAAAACCGGGCGGAGCATTGACCTTGGCTATTTTGGATTTAAGCGACTGAGGGATAAGGTCGCAGAGTTGTACGGCGGTGTATTTTGGGATCACTATCAGGGCATTGACAAAGCCCCCTTTATGGGAGAAGCACGGAAGCAGTATTTTGATGCCTTCGACAAAAGGACAGAAGAGCTAATCCGAGAGAAAAAGGCTTCTGTAAAAATAGTGGATTTTTTGCTTCAACCGGACGCTGGCGGTAGTATCCACTATGGGGCCTGCAAGGAGATCCTAAAGGTGATTGGAGACTATGATGATGAAATTCACTACGGCTACTCTGGAAGAAAAGACTGCGCCATGTTCCGGGATTTCAAGGCTATTTTGACAGATTGCGCAGTCCACAAATGCGATATGGTTTGGAGGTAATCAGATGGAGCGATTGACCTATTGGAACGAAGAATACGGGTGTTGGTCTTATCATTGCGGAAGCGGTGAGGCGGCAAACCGCCTTGCCGCCTACGAAGAGACGGGGCTGACGCCGCAGGCGTGCGCTGAGGCACGGGAAGCTGGAAAGGTGCTTTCCAGCTGCGACATATCATTCAGAAGGCTTGCGGAACTGCTGACAGCCGACAGAGCCGGTCGGCTGGTGGTGCCGCCGTGCAAGGCGGGAGATACGGTGTATGAGGTTACAAGTCGAAAAACCATAAGCGAATACCGAGTAAAGGCAATTCGTGTGGAATTGTTTTGTACATTCATTGAATGGGATATCGTAGCCGGGTTTGTTGATAAATCCATTTTCGGCGTACCAGTTGATGAAATCGGCAAGACCGTATTTCTGACCCGTGAAGAAGCGAAGAAAGCATTGGAGGCGATGAAATAGTGGATTGCTTTAATTATTCATGCCCTTTTCGAGAAAACACGTCAAGTAGTTGCAATAGGTGTGAGTGTGTAGCCTGCCAAAACAGAAGTGAGGCTGTAACATATATTGCAAGCAACCGCACATTGACAGAGACGGATATGAGAGCATTGGAGGCGATGAAGGATGAGTAAGGCTGTTATGCTGAGCATCCGCCCGCAGTGGTGTCAAAAGATTACCTCCGGCGAAAAGACTATCGAAGTCCGCAAGACCAAGCCGAAGCTGGAAACGCCGTTTAAGTGCTATATCTACTGCACAAGAGACAAGCACCTTGCGTTTATGCAGAATCAGACAGGCACAAACCTGATTGCCTGCATGGATGTGGATGCGGCAATCCCAGTGGGCGGTGCCATAGGAAACGGCAAGGTTATAGGCGAGTTTACCTGTGAGCGGATCGCCCCGATCACATACGATGGCGGCAGGCTATGGTGTCCGACAAATGCCGCCTTTTCCCCTGCGACGTGCTTATCTCAGGCAGAAATTATAGCTTATATCGGCGATAAGGGGCGTTGTTACGGCTGGCATATCTCCGACCTGCTGATCTATGACCAACCGCGGGAACTAAGCGAGTTCCAGCGTGCAACTGACCCGTGCGATTCTTGCTATGCAGAATACACATGGGAATGCACGGACTGCAAAAAATTTGGCGGTAACATTAAGCGTCCGCCCCAAAGCTGGTGCTATGTGGACGATGCAAATGCTTAAATTTACTCACGAAATTACTCACGATGTTTAAGTGCGTTGAAAACAAAGGTACATAGATATTTTTGGGACAGTTCGAATCCTTCACCCGCTGCCAGATGAAAGAAATCCTGCAATCGTTGAGATTGCAGGATTTTCTTTATATATCAACGGGTTCAGCCGTTTTTGAATGGTAAAAATATTTTCCATAGGGTAAATAGAAATTGCTTTTCAAAGGGGTTTTATCTCGAAATTTACTCACGGAATTACTCACGAATTTTGCGCGGGTCAGGATGGGGCGGAAGTCTCGTCCGGGTCCGCGCTTTTTTCTTTTCCCCGGTTTTCGTAGAACTGGTACATCTTGTCCTGCTTGGCCTCGATGTCCTTCTGGTAGAGGTGGGTATAAACATCGTGCATGACCGTGTAATCGGACCAGCCGCCGATGCGCATACATTCTTCCTCCCGATAGCCAAGGTGGTAGGCGAGGGAAGCAAAACTGTGGCGAAGGCCGTGAACGCCGACCTCCGGCAATCCGGCATCTGCACAGATACGATTGATAGATCGTATGAGCGAGTTTGGGGCGGTGTGAGAGATCAGATCGTCGGGGGCAGCGTCCGCCGGCTTTACAAGAAGTTCCTCAAGGCGAGGAATCAGGATGGGGACCGTCCGGGCAGAGGTTTTGCTTTTGGCGGAGTTCTTAATGACGTACTGGTTATGCTCATTGGGAACCAAGACCTGGTTGATGGTAAAGCAGTGGTGGGGCAAATCGACATCCTTCCAGCGGAGAGCCAGCAGTTCACTGCGGCGCAGGCTCATGAGGGCCAGCAGGGATTCCGTTTCAATGCGGTTGCCGCGGCAGGCGTCGCAGAAGGTGAGAATTTGGTCCGGGTCCAGCCATTTCCGTTCGTGGATCTCCTGCTGGGGGAGCTTGACCTTCGGCACGTCCAGACCGCTTTCCCGCAGAACGGAGCCGACAAACAGCCAAGCGTTTTTCAGCGTCTTGTATTTGCACAGGGGCGCCTCGTTGTCGCAGACCTTCTGCCAGTCGATCCCATTGTGGAGGGTCAGGTCCGCCACGCTCTGAAAGCGGTTTTTCTGGACAATGCGGTAGGCCCGTATAGTAGTCGGGGAAAGGGAGTTTTGCCGCCGGTCAATATAACGGTCAATGGCGGTGCGCAGGGTAAGCCCCTTTTCAACGGATTGCTTTTTGACCTCAAGGAAGCCGGCGCGGATGGCGATGGCCTTGGCCGTGCACAGCTCCGGTGTCTTTTCCGTGATGGACTGCTTTTCCTGACGAAGCTGGATGCGCCACATACCGGAGGGAAGCTGCGTGGGGGAGGGGACTTTGATCTCGTCCTTCTTTTTGCGCTCCCTGATCTGGCGTTCGCCGCACCACTTGCAGAAGATAGAATCATCGTCAATGACGCGCTTACAGTTTTTGCATTTCATGCGCACACCTCCCGTGTGTATCAGCCGTGGAAGAAACCGAAATCCAGACAGTGCAAATCCAGATATGCGGCGTAAGCCAGGGTGCAGATCAGCAGGACCAACATCCATCGCAAAAGACGGTCCCGGTTGCGGATGCCGTGGGACTGACGTTCCACAAATTCCCAGAGAAGTTCGTTCTGGGCGTTCAGGCCGTTGATCTCCTGACGGTAGACATCCAGTTCCCGGCTTACGATTTCCTCTATGGTTTCCGGGGGCGGAGAATCTTCCGTTGGTTCCATCCCCAAAAACTGGTCAATGGAAATTCCGAGAAAGGCGCAGATGGGGCCGAGAGTTTCCAACGTAGGGGAATGGGTGGTGGCACGGAACATGTTGTTCACCGTGTTGAGAGGAACTCCGCTGCCGTCCGCAATTTCCTTGTTCGTGATGTGTTTTTCCTCTTTTGCCGCGCGGCACTGATCAATCAATGACAGCATACGAATAGCACCTCCTTGTTGAAAATTGCCGAAATGTTTAGACTGACAGTAGAAATCGTGTGTATCAACACCGAAATCGTGTGTATTAAGACTATCAAACTTGAGGCTTTGATGGTACGATAAAAACAGACCTACCGCACCCCCAAGCAGCAGGTCTTAACGGGCCGCCGCTTTCGTGGCTGGGGCGGCGGCCCTCCATCACAGCTTCAGGGGGCAAGGGAGAAAAACGGAACGGATGGGGAGAAAGGACTTGTATGTGTAGAAATGGAATCAACAGGAGCAGACCTTCATACCGACGCGGGTCTCCGTAAGGAATTGAAACACCAGATCAAAGGACTGTCGGATGAAAGCATGAAAAAGTTGTGGGAAGCTATTCAATGCGGGGTGTTCGGCGCACCGCTGGAAACCGGAAATTAGGTAGTGGGCTTCCCCTGACGGCTTTTTAAAAACTCAACGTACTGCGCAAGGTCGGCCAGCTGGCCAGCCTCACAGGAATCGACAAAATCATAAATTGACTGCGCGTAGGCGCTGCCCGTCCCGCTTTTGGCGGGGCGGGTATTTTTTTTGGCCTGACCATCAGCCGCAGCCTCGATGGTTTGGATAAAAGTGAGGTCATGAAGGGATTCCCGCAGGCCGTCGATCTCCACGGCAAGATCCTGCCGTTCATTTTCGTCTTTGCATTTAGCCCACTTTTTTGTGAGTTTTTCGATCCTGTATTTGGTCATGTCAACTTGAGCATCCGGCGTGTAGCCAAGAATATAGCCGGGTTCAACGTTAAAATACTTGCAAATCAGATTCAGTGTATCCTCGCGCGGAGCGGCCCCGTTTTTCCATTGTGTAACGGATGCCGATGAAAAGCCGATTTCTTTTGCGACACCGTTAGGCGATTTTTTTGCTTTTCGACAAAGCATTTCATATTGGTCAAAAAACATAATTCAAACCCTCATAAAATGTTTATAATGCCAAATCTCACTAAAAACGAGATTTCGAGTTGACTTCTCGTTATTAACGAGGTATCATATATTTGTGCTCAGGCAAAGCACAACAGCTTGGCCCCTCATAGAGCGGCGTTTTTCAATATTTCTGGCAGTTTTATTGTATCGTCACTTTATGAGGTTGTCAAGCAGAAACACAGTAATTATGAGATTTTGAGCAGAGGAAGTGAGAAAATGACGTTGAGAGACCTGCGGCGCAATGTTTCTTTGACGCAGGAGGGCGTGGCTGCGGCCTTGATGCTGAGCCAGACGGTTGTAAGCAAATGGGAGACCGGCAAGTGGGCACCTGCGAAAAAGGTCCGGCCCACGCTGGCGGCGATGTACCGGGTCCCCCTTCCGGTGTTGGAGCGGTGCATCTTGGAGACCTGCGGGAAGGAGGTTCCTGAGAATGAATGAGTTGCAGACCATCAATGATGTGGCGATCACGGTCAAAGAGCATAAGGGCGTGCGCGTTGTCACCTTCAAGGACATTGACGCCGTGCATGGCAGACCGGACGGAACCGCCCGAAAGCGGTTCAACGATAACCGCGAACACTTTATCGGGGGTGAAGATTTCTTTGTTTTGAACCAGCCGTCCGAAATTCGGACGCTTGGTATTCAGCGTCCGCAGGGCGGCACACCGGAGAGCGTCACCCTCATTACAGAATCCGGCTATCTCATGCTGGTGAAGTCCTTCACCGACGATTTGGCGTGGGAAGTCCAACGGGAACTCGTCAAGGGCTATTTCCGAGTAAAAAAGAGTTTGAGTGGGGCGGAACAGCTTTTAGCACAGGCTCAATATCTCGTGGAGCAGGAGCGGCGGCTGAAAGCCGTAGAGCAGAAGCAGGCCGTTTTGGACGGCGTGATGGATGTAATGGCGGCGCCTCTTCTGGCCGAGGACGGGTGGCAGGAGAAGGCACAGAAAGCCATCAATACGGCAGTCGAACGATTTCAGACGAATCACCAGACATTCCGGGCAGAACTCTATGAGGACGTGGAGCGGGTCGGCCATGTGGATCTGGAAACCCGGCAGACACGGCTTCGCAAGCGCATGAAGAACGCCGGGGCTACGGCTACGGAGTGCAAAGGCGTTTCTAAACTCCATGTGATCGCGAGAGACCCTAAGCTGCGGCCAGTATTTGAAACGCTGCTGAAGCAGAAGGTGATCCGCATGGCAAAAGAGCGGGGGATGGAGTATTAAATCACGAAAGGGGGCGGCGGGATGCCGCGGGTAAAGCTGGGGCGGAAGCCCAATGACGAGGTTTTGATCTCACTGCTGTGGGGCAGACAGGCCGCTATGGGGATGCCGGTGGGCACCATGGCGGAAAAGGCGGGCATGACGCCGCAGACCCTACGGGCGCGGAAGAAGTCTCCGCAGGACTTTTCGCTGAAGGAACTGCTGAAGCTGGGACGCGCACTGGACATTCCCATTGAGGAACTGCGAGATGCCATCCGCTATTAACGAAGGGAGCAAGAGGACCATGACACCGACGCATATCAGCGCAAAGACGCTGGAAGCCATTGAAAAGGCACTGGCCCACGGAGACCGGGTGGAGCTGATCCCGGTGAAGGACGGTGTGAAGGTGATCCGCGTCCGGCGGGACGAGATCAAGTAAGCCTATGGGAAAAGTGAATGAGATGCCTGTCCCTAAGCGTTGGGACAGAGGAGCAGAGCGTTGCTGATGGAACCGGGAGACCGGTGTCTATTCGGCGGCGCTTTTTGTTTTTGCTGTAAGGAGACGGAAATTTGATGAAAACCTTTGAGGAATACGAGGCGGAGGCCGCATGGGAAGCCCACTTGGAAAACGCCCTTCGCGTGGCACGGCGGGAAGCTGCGGAGCGTAGGCGGAAGGCCATTCGCAAGGCGCTGCTGCTGTGGGGCGCTGTGGCGCTGGTTCTGGCAGCACTGTGGCTGACGCGGGAGAGCGGGAAGCCGGAGCCGGAGGCACCGACCGTGACGGCGGGACGGCTGGCCGGGGACGATACCCCGGCGGCGGAGTACGCTTCGCTGGTCCTCTGGCAAGAACTGGACCCTGAGACAGCCCCGCCGGTTCAGGAGGACTACGAGAACGAGAAGATCGAAGCGGCGCTGTTTGACAGCGGGTATTTCCGGGATGACGTTCCACTGGACGGAGACCTGCAAAGCTATCTCCGGGCGGCCTGCGAGGAAAGCGGCGTGGAGTACACCCTGATGCTGGCGATCATCCGCAAGGAGACCGGCTACCGGAACGTGAAGGGAGACGGCGGAGCCAGTTGGGGCTACTGCCAGGTACAGCCCCGGTGGCACAAGGCCCGGATGGAGCGGCTGGGGGTCACAGACCTGATGGACCCCTTCGGAAATTTCCGGGTGGCCTGCGACTACATGGCGGAGCTTTTGAGCCGGTATGACGTAGAGAACGCCTTGACGGCCTACAACAGCGGCCATCCGGGGCACAGCGATTATGCCAGAACCGTGATGGGGTATTGGGAGGAACTGAAAAATGGGTGAGTTGGTACGGCTGACTTTCCCGGACCGGCCGCAATGGCTGGCAGGCCGGGGCCGTGGCATCGGTGGCAGCGAGGCGGCGGCGGCCATTGGGCGAAGCCCATGGAAAACGGCGCTGACGCTGTGGAAGGAGAAAACTGGGGCGCAAGCCGCGCCTGATCTCGGCGGCAACGAGGCCGTGGAGCTGGGGCGGCGAATGGAACCGGCAATCCGGGACTTCTTTATGGCGCAGTATCCCGGCTACGAGCTTTACTACGGTGCCTATGACATTCTCTACCAGAGCGACCGCCCATGGCTTTTTGCCACGCTGGATGGAGAACTGACGGAGACGGACACCGGACGGAAGGGCATTTTGGAGATCAAAACCTCGACGGTGAGCCGGGGAATCGACTGGGCGAAATGGCGGGATCAGGTTCCTGAGAACTATTTCACGCAGATCCTTCACCAGCTGCTTGCCACCGGGTATGACTTCGCCGTGCTCTATGCGGCGCTCTATGATTTGTCCGGCAATATCACCCTGCGCCGCTACGATTTTGAGCGGCGGGAGCACGAGGCGGACCTGAACTGGCTGCTGGAACAGGAAACGGACTTTTGGGACCATGTGGAGGCGGGGACGATGCCCGCCCAGACCTTGATTTTATGAAGCGCACAACTCCGAAAAATTTAAGAAAGACGAGGAGACATGAATATGGAAAAGAACGAGGTTCACATCACGGTGAGGAACATCAAAACCGGCGAGGTTTTGATGGACAAAACCCCTGCGGCTTTTATCTGCGTAGCTGTGGACGATGCGAATGCGCAGGTATGCAGCGCCATTTCCACCTCCAACGTGAATGTGCTGGTGAATCTGATTCACCGGACATTGCTTGAGGTCAAGCGTATTTGCAGAAAATTCCCGGATTTGGCAATTCTTCTGTCGATCATTTCCTGCGCAGAAGAGGACGATGACAAGGAGGCGCAGGCATGATGCTGGTAAACATTCGCTACTACAAGCCCCTGCACAAGGCATACGCAGGGAACGCATTTACCTACCGGACGGCGATGCCGCTGACGGTGGGGGACAAGGTGATGGCCCCCACCAAGGGCGGAGACAAGCGGGCCATGGTGGTGGAGATCAACGTGCCGGAGAGCCGTGTGGACGAGCGGATCATGCCGCTGCTGAAGGAGATCACGGCCTATGATACCGGAGAACAGGAGGATGCGGACGCATGAGCAGTGCCATGGAATTTGCCATTACCACGGACCTGACGCCGCTGAAGGAGTTTAACATCTCTGCCAACTTTGAAGAGTGTCAGGCGTGGCTGGAAGAGAATCTGGCTCCGTACCGGGGCATGGTGGTGACGGAGGACGGCATCGCCGCGGCGAAGAAGTACCGGGCCAACATCCGCTCCGTGGCCGCACGCATCGACGAGTGCCGCAAGATGGCAAAGGCGGCGGCGCTGGCCAGCTACGCCCCCTTTGAGGGGAAGTGCAAGGCGCTGACGGCCCTGTGCGACGAATCTGCCGCCAATCTGGACGGCCAGATCAAAGCCTTTGACGAACGGCGCCGCACGGAGAAGCTGGACGCGATCCGGACCTTTTTTGATGAGCGCATCGGAGAACTTGCGGAATTTCTCCCGTGGGAAGCTGTTTTGGACAAGCGATGGGGCAACGCTACCTATTCTGAGGAACAGGCCCACAAGGACATTCTGGTGGCGATCAGCAAGTGTGACAGCAGTATTGCCGCCATCCGCGGGCTGAACAGCGATTTTGAGACCACGCTGCTGGAAGAGTACAAGCAGTGCCACGATCTGCCCACGGTGCTGAAAAAGGATCAGGCGCTCAAGCGGGTGAAGGAGATTGAGGAACAGCGGAAGGCGGAACAGGAACAGCGCAGACAGCAGGCCGAGGCTGCGCGGGCGGCGGAGGAAGCCGCCAGAGCGGAGCGGGTGCAGGCCGCCGTGGAAGCGTCCAGAGCCATTCAGACGGAAGCACCGGCACCGGCCCCGGCGGCGGAGGAACAGCCGAAGCGCACGGCTCCGCAGACCGTCACCCTTTCGTTCCGGGTGACAGGCACTGTGGAGCAGCTGAACGGACTGCGGGATTATATGCTGGCCAACGGCATCGCCTTTGGCCGTGCGGACTGAATAAGGGAGGAATTTTGACATGAAGGCAACCAACAGTTTTACGGCCCAGACCCAGCGGGACAAGCCCACGTTTTCCATGGCTATTGCGGCCCCCAGTATGCAGAAGATGATCCAGAGCGCTCTGCGGAGCGACAAGGCGGCGGCGCGACTGACCTCCACCCTGATCTCCGCCGTGAATGCCAGCGAACAGCTGAGAGCCTGTGAACCCAGCACCATTGTAGCGGCGGCACTTCGGGGTGAGGGCATGGGCCTGATCTTCGGCCATGGCTACTATGTGGTGCCCTACGGGACTACCGCAACGTACATTCTGGGCTACAAGGGCTACATCCAGCTTGCCATGTCCACCGGGTTTTATGCCGACATCGACTGCACGGACATTCGTGAGGGCGAGATCGAGGGGCGGAGCCGCCGGACGGGCAAGCCCATTGTGAACCTTGCCAAGTACGAGAGCGACGAGGAGAGGCAGAGCAAGCCCATCATCGGCTACTACGGCTACTACGAGCTGAAGGACGGCACTTTCCGTTTTGAATACTGGCCCATGGACCGGCTTCTGCGCCATGCGGACCGGTACTCCAAGGCGTTCAGCTATGAGAAGTTCAAGGCCATGCAGAGCGGGGAGATGAACCCCAAGGACGTGGAAAAGCTGCTGAACGGTTCCCCCTGGTACGATCCCAACGGCGGGCAGGACCGGATGTGCCGCAAGACGATTCTTCGGCAGCTGCTGAACAGCGGCTACGCGCCCCTGTCCCCGGAGGTCAAGACCCAGCTCATGGAGGAAGCCAGCGCCGAGGACGAGGGCATGATCCCGGATATGCCCATGCCGGAGCGCACGGTGGCATCTACCGGAGAAGTGGTGGAGACCGCGCCTGCGGCTGTGGAAGCCCATCAGGAGACCGCGGAGAGCGAATCCGGTATGGTTACACCCCCAAAGGCCGAAAAGGCCGCAGAGCAACCCCAGAAGGCGCAGAACGAGGGTATGGACTATGCGGCCACCTTCTTTGGAGAATGAGGTGAGGAACCATGCTGATCTCCATTAAGACGCGGGATGAGGACGGGAGCCGGTACATGATGTGTGCCGGCACCGTGACCCGCGAGGTCAAGATCGGGGCCACCGCCAAGGGGACACCGAAAGCGGAATTTGGCATGAAGTACGCCAAAGGCGAGTTCATGAACGTGTCCGCCGTGGGGGACGATGACGTGACCCGCATGGCATCGTGTCTGGAAAAGGGAGATGCCGTTCTGGTGTGCGGCGTGTGGAAAACCCGGAGCTACACCACCCGTGACGGGGAACAGAAGGAGTGGAGCGAGCTTCATGCGGAGTTCGTGGCTCCGCAGACGGTGATGGCGGCAGTGCTGGAACTGCTGGCGGCTGGAAGCGGGAAAACGCCCGCTTCCGAACCGGCGAAACCCATGGAACACAGCGGCAGTCAGGCGGGTTTCCTTGACAGTCAGGAGGATGCCGTTTTGCCGTGGGAACAGCCCGAAGAGGACGAACCTTACGATTATGTACCGCAGATTTAGGAAGGATGAAGCGAAGCCATGGCAAGTGACGTGAAGTGGATCAAGATTACCACGGACATTTTTGACGATGAAAAGGTTTTGATGATCGAATCCATGCCAAGTGCGGACAGCATCATCGTGATCTGGTTCAAATTGCTGGTGCTGGCCGGGAAGCAGAACAACAGCGGCGTGTTTATTCTGAACAACCGCATTGCGTACACGGATGAAATGCTGGCGTCCATCTTCCGGCGGGACATTGGCCTTGTACGGATGGCCCTTCGGACCTTTGAGCAGTTCGACATGATTGAGATTGTAGACGATGTGATCACGATCCCGAACTGGGGGAAGCACCAGACGTTAGATTCTTACGAGAAAAAGAAGGAGCGGGACCGGATTTATCAGGCAAAGCGGCGGGCCAACCAAAAGCTGCTGATCGAAAAATCGTCTGACACATCGCTCGACCGCCATGCCGACCAGTCGCTACCTGTCGCTGTTTCAGAAGAAGAAAGAGAAGTAGATATAGAAGATATATCTTCTTCACTACGTTCAGAAGATATGGGGGGCGGTGCCCCCAGTGAGCCAAAGGCACCGGAGAGCGGAAAGCGGACGGCGGTGAAATTTGTGCCGCCCACGCTGGAAGAGGTGGAAGCCTACGCCGCGTCCCGGCAGAGCACGGTGGACCCCCGTCGGTTTTTTGAGTATTTTAACACCCCGGACGCGCAGGGCCGTTCGTGGAGGGACAGCAAGGGGAATCCGGTGAAGAACTGGAAGCAGAAGTTCCTCACATGGGAAGGCCGGGACGGCGGGAAAGGAAAGGCCGCCCCGGCGGCATCCCGGACGGACAAGCCCCGGAAAAGCTGGACGGAGCTGGCAGCGGAGATGGACGCGGAGGAGGGCCGCACAACATGACCAGACAGGAGACAGGCATCATCATGGATATTCTGACGGCGGCCTATCCCCGGTTTTACAGCAGCACCACCGGGCCGGATATGCGCAACGCCATCAAACTGTGGGCGGATATGTTTGCCCATGACGAGGTGGCGCTGGTGGCGGCGGCGGTAAAAAGCGTGATCGAAAGCGACGAAAAGGGCTTTCCGCCCACCATCGGCCAGGTAAAGGCCAAATTGCGGCTGCTGACGGCGAAACCGGAAATGACGGAGGCCGAGGCGTGGGGTCTGGTGGCAAGAGCCATCCGAAACGGGCTGTACGGCGCGGAGGAGGAATTTGAGAAGTTTCCGCCGGTGGTACAGCGGATCGTGGGCAGTCCCAACACGCTGCGGGAGTGGGCGCGGATGGACACGGAGACGGTGCACAGCGTAGTATCCAGCAACTTTCAGCGCAGCTATCGGGCCATTTCCGCGCGGGAACGGGAAATCAACGCCCTGCCCGCGGAGGTCCGGGCGCTGGTACAGCGTATCGGCACCGGGCCGGAGCCGGAGAAGCTGGCGGCGCCTGAGAAAAAGGCCCTGCTGGCGGCGGAAGCGAAACCGGAAGCCGAGGCGGTGAAGCCGCCGGAATGGTTCAAGGACGCGGTACGGCCCCAGCGGCGCAGCCGGGATGAGGTGATGGCCTATCTCCGGGGAAAGGCCGATGGGGATGGCAGGTAATTTTACGCTGGCAAGCTGTATGCGGAGATACAGTACGAAGGCGGAGAAGGAGGACCCCTCCAACAGTCTGCACAAGTGCTGGTCCTGCAAGCTTGCCTATGGGCAATGCGAATGGAGCCGGGTGGACGAAAAAAGCGGAAAGGTCCGCTTTGAGGACGTTCCCGGCTGGAAGGTCCGGCGGAGATCCCGCATGGAGCGGGACGGAGTGGTAGAGCGGGTGCAGGTTTTGGACTGCCCGAAGTATCAGGAGGAAAAGCGATGAGCGTTTGTTTGGATGATCTGAACAGTCTGCCGGAGCGCTACAGGAAGCAGGTACAGCAGCAGATGCAGGCCCAGCAAATTGACCGGACGGCCAGGGTAATGGCCCGATTCGTAATGGATGAGAAGGGGAAAGCGGAAGCGGCGGCGGATGGTAAGCGCAAGCACCACAACCACCCCACCGCCCGGACGCTGCCCAACGGAACGGAGCACACCTTTGACAGCCGCAAGGAGGCGGCCCGATATGACGAGTTGGTACTGCTCAGCAAGGCCGGGGCCATCCGGGACCTGCGGCTTCAACCCCAATTCACGCTGAAGGAAAGCTACATCACGGCCAACGGCGACCGAAGCCGCGCCGTGACGTATCGGGCGGACTTCTCCTACGAGGAGCGTGGGAAGGACGGAACATGGAATCTGGTGGTGGAGGACGTAAAAGGTCCTTCCACGAAAAAAGACAAGCCCTACCGCATGAAGGTGAAACTGATGCAGGACATGAAGCACATCACCGTGCGGGAGGTATGAACGGAAAGGAGATATGCCCGGTGGAGACCGTAACTGTGATCGTGCGGGCTGTGCTGCCCTGGGACAGCGCAGACGGGAAAGACCGGATCGAGATATGCACCCATGACCGGCAGAGCCAGATCGACTACTGCCTGAACCACTGCCCCTATGCGGAATGCGTGAACTGCGCGGGCGGAGGTCGGACTACCAGCCGCGGCGGGCGGCCGCCTCTTCTGCGGGGAGCGGAAATGCAGAAGCTGCGGGAGCTGCTGGAAGCACGGACAGACCCGGCGGACATTTGCCGGGAGATGCACATGGACGCGGATTTTCTAAGTCGGTGCAAACGAAAGCTGCGGAGGGAAAGAAAACGCGACGATTATTTGAAAATGCAAGAGGGGGTGATTTAGGTGAAGCATTATGGAGATGTCACAAAAATTTGCGGAAATGAAGTAGAACCCGTGGATTGTGTGATAGGTGGTTCACCTTGTTAGACAGGATCTTTCCATTGCTGGAAAGCGGGCGGGGCTTGCCGGGGCGCGTTCCGGCCTGTATATGGAGCAAATACGGATTATCAAGGAGATGAGAGACCGTGACAGAAGAATGGGGCGAACAGGTGAGTTTGTGCGACCTCGGTATATGGTCTGGGAAAATGTTCCCGGAGCCTTCTCAAGCAACGGCGGAAAAGACTTCGCAGCCGTCCTCGAAGAAGCCATCCGCATCGCAGAACCGGAAGCCCCCGATATTGAAGTGCCTGAAAAAGGTTGGAACACCTGGGGGGGATACCACGATGAAATGGGAGGACGATGGAGCGTTGCGTGGCGAGTGCTCGATGCGCAACACTGGGGAGTCCCCCAACGTCGCCGTAGAATCGCGCTTGTCGCAGATTTTGGAGGCGACACCGCATGGGAAATATTGTTTAACCGGCAAAGCATGTCAGGGTATCCTGCGGAGAGCGGAGCGGAGGGGGAAGGCCCTGCCACCGGTGCTGAAAGCGGTGCTGGTGGAGCAGGCAAAGACGCCGGATCGGTGATATGCCTTCAAGGAAACGCAATCGACCGGGCTGATACCGCCGGATGCAACGGGAAAGGCTGGAAAGAAGATGTCTGCTATACGTTGAACACCATTGACCGTCCGGCGGTCTGCGCCGGTCTGGACTGTCTTACTCCGTGGGATTGCCAGAGCAAGCGGGTGTACAGCGAAGCCGGTGTGATGCCAACGTTGCCAGCCGGAGAAAACAGCGGCCAGAATCAGGAAGCCGTACTGTGCGCCGGGTTTAAGCTGGGGAACAGCGAACAGGCCCGGAGCATCGGATACGCAGAGGAACAGGCTCCTACGCTGAACGCAGAGTGCGGGGGGAATAAACCGGCGGTTCTGTGCCTGAACGATCAAGGCGGGAATGTGATGGGCGTGAGCCATGATGTTTCCGGGACGCTGAGAGCACAGGAGCATGGGCACCAGCCCTCCATTCTGGATATGAGCCACGCCTGCGACGTGATCCGGGACTGCGGCGAGGTAGCCCCCAGTCTGCAAGCCCGGATGGGAACCGGCGGCAACCAAATCCCACTGACGTACCAAATGCAGGGATTTGGCGATTACCGCGAGGGGGGCGTTGCAAGCAGCTGCAAGCAGAGAGATTTCAAGGACAGCACTGATCTTGTATGTTCCGTAGACTGCCGAAACTTTACAGAGGGCGGGGAAATCAACGGAACCTTGCAGGCAAAGGAAAGCGGAGGCCAAAGCCTGAACCTGAACAATACGGTCCGCCAAAACATGGTTGTTCGCCGTCTGACCCCCTTGGAGTGCGAACGGCTGCAAGGCTTCCCTGACCACTGGACCGACTTGGGCGAGTGGACGGACAGCAGGGGCAAGCGCCACAAGGACGCGGACAGCCCCCGGTATAAGGCACTGGGCAACTCCATCGCCCTGCCGCCGTGGAAATGGCTGTTGAAACGGCTGTGCGGCAACTACGAGCGTGATGCCACAATGGCGAGTTTGTTCGATGGAATAGGCGGGTTCCCTTTGGTTTGGGAGCAACTGAACGGACGCGGTACGTGCCTGTGGGCCAGCGAGATCGAAGAGTTCCCCATTGCTGTTACCAAACGGCGGTTCGGCACGTTAGAGGAACCGGGAGACATGGGGCGGTTTTTGTTCCCATGCGGAAACGAAAGGAGCGGGGCATGAAGCACAGCAACGATTACTGGGAACAGGAAGCCTATTGGGAGATGGAACGGCGGCGGGCGGAGAAGAACCGCAAGACCAGAGAGCAGCGGCGGCGGGAGCGGGCGGACACCTCCGCCATGATCGGCGGAATTTGCTTTTTACTGCTGCTGGCGGTTCTTTTGGCGAAGGTCCTACTGGGAGGTGGAACGCCGTGAACAGGGAGAACCGGAGAGCAGGGTGGAAGAAAAAGCTGCCACCCTGCCCCCTCTGCGGACTGGACAGCGGAGAGCGGGTCGAGGATGCGGCACCGCCCTTTGACTACATCGTGGTGTGCACCTCCTGCGGATACAGAACGAAGCGTTACCACGGTCTGAACTGCGCCACAAAAGCGTGGAACCGGGGAGATGTTTACCGCCCGGAGAAAGGAAAACACCATGTATCACTGTGAAACCTGCGGCGCAGATTTTGAAGCACCGCTGATCTTAGACGAGTCTGACCCGCGCCCGGACTGCTTTTTTGAGCGGTTCCGGAAGGTGGGCTGTCCCTACTGCGGGAGCCAGTATTTCAACGAATTGGACGAGGAAGGGGAGGAAAAGTGATGGATGCCTTGGAATTTATAAAGGCAATTAAACAGATGCTCAGTGCAGGAGCGAATAACAGCACGGTTCAAAAATATATATCTGCATACAAAAAGAATGATTGTGAAGGGATGGTGAAAGCCGCTGAACAGTGGGCCGCCGAGCACCCCGTCAAAACCAGACAGAGCGTGTTTCTTGAGCAGTTTCCAAATGCGCCAATATATACGAACACACATAACGTTGCTTTAGACCCATGCCTTGTTGATACAGCGTTACGCGGGCATTGCCCGACTGGAAGAGGCTGTGATATTTGTCGCCGCGAGTTCTGGCTTGCGGAGGTGGAGGAATGAGCCGCGAAGAGATTTTAGCCGCTGCCAAGCAGTGCGTGTGCGGAGGAAGGGAAACCGACTACGGAACGCCAGAGGACAGTTTCGGCCTGATTGGGCAATACTGGACGGTATACACCGGGCACACGATTACGGCGAAGGACGTTGCCATGATGATGGCGCTGCTGAAAATCGCACGGATTCAGGGCAACCGGGCAACGGGCGATTGCTTCGTTGACCTCGCCGGTTACGCCGCTTGCGGCGGGGAATTGGAGGACGCATGAAAGTGTTGATAGCCTGCGAGGAGTCGCAGGAAGTCTGTAAGGCGTTCCGGGCGGGTGCTGCGACGGATGAGGAGGGAAATGGATGAAGGTGCTTGAGCTATTTGCCGGGACGCGCTCTATAGGGAAGGCGTTCGAGGCTCGGGGCCACAAGGTGTACTCCGTAGAGTGGGACAAACGATTTGACCACATCGACCTATATGCTGACATCTTGAAGTTGACTGCGGAGGATGTGCTGCGGAAGTTTGGGCGGCCTGATGTGATCTGGGCAAGCCCGGACTGCGCCACATTTTCTATCGCGGCCATCAGCCACCACAGGCGGAAAAACCCCGAGACAGGAAATTTGGACCCGGTGAGCGAGTATGCCAAGTTTTGCGATGCAGTGGACCAGCACGTGCTGCGGCTGATCTTAGCATTGAGCCCGACTTACTGGTTCATTGAGAATCCACGTGGAGGGATGCGCAAAATGACGTGGATGGAGGGGCTGCCCCGGTACACTGTCACATACTGTCAGTACGGGGACGCCCGAATGAAGCCCACGGACATCTGGACAAATCATCCGCTTCCCAGATTTAAACCGCCTTGTCATAACGGCGACCCGTGCCATATCTCTGCCCCACGCGGGGCCAAAACGGGAACGCAAGGGCTGGCTGGCAGCGTGGAGCGGTCTGTCATCCCGGCTGCATTGTGCGACCATATCGTAGATATTTGTGAGGAGGCGGAGTGGAATGTCACAGTCTGTTAAAGCGCCATTTAAGTTTTCATATACGCAGCCGTCATTAGATTGGTTTGAGACTATCAACGTAGAAATCAAGCCAGACGACTACTATTACTTTAAACTCCAGCGGAGATATGGCCCTGACTGGTGGCTTATCGGACAAAATCCGCCCCCAGAAAATTCTACACGGTACGAATGGTCGGAAACAGAACTCGGGAAAATTTCCTGCCGTGACATTGCAAAGTTTGTTGAGTGGGCGAGAGACGGTGGTGGAAGCAAAATTGTTGAGATCTCGGCAATTAGCGGCTCTTTCGACCTTCTTCGCGAAATTAAAGTGCTTTTGCTTAACCCCAGCATCGCCAAAGCTATGGCGGAGCAATGGGGCGGAGATATAAGGGAGGAACTATGAGAGATACAAACCTCGTAAATGCTCTGCGTGAGCACGCAGAATGGGCGCGGGCAAATGAGTGGGAAACGCCCATCACGCTGGGCGATGATCTGGCGGAGGCCGCTGACCGGATCGAAGCGCAGGAGAAAGAGATTGACGCACTGCGGAACGAACTGTGCCTGGAATGTGAAAACTACACGCTGGCCCATGAGGGGGCCTGTAACGGATGCCGGTGGAGGGAGATGCACCATGAAACGTGAGACATATCAGCACGGAATTTCCGGGATCAAGTGGGGAATCTGGAATTGCCAGAAAAAGTGTTTTCAGTTCGACATTCGCGAAGATACCCCTATGCTGGCCGTAGCACGGCTTTATCAGAAAATCGGCGATGACGCCAGAAAGTGGCGCTTTGAGCCGAGGCAACTGTCGAAGCAGACGGAGGTGGAAAATGCTGAAGCCAAGTGATTTGACGAAGGCGGAACTGCTGCAAGTGGTAGAAATGCTGGCGGAAACGGCTAACGAATATTATTTGGATCGTGCGCTGGGACGCATCGAAATGCAGCGGAACGATGCCCATTACGCAAGATGCCGAAAGCTGATTGACGAAGAACAAAAGCACTATGCAGCCTATTTCGATCTTCTTCGGCCATACGAGGGCAAGCCCATTGTGGATGTACCGCAGGATGTTTTGGAACAAGCGCAGGCAGAGTTTGACAAGGCGAGGGCAGCTGGACAAGAGTGGAACAGGCGGAATGGAATCAAACTGAAAGGGAGGAAATGTGATGGGAAATGTTAATTGCCTGCGTTGCCGCTTTAGGCATGAGGATAACGGGAACTGTACTGCGGTCGGCGGGTTCTGCACGGCGGTCCCGGCGGCGCACTGCCCGCTACTGCGTCAGTATTTAGACACGGGCATGACACCGGAAGCGTTTCAATCTTATGTAGTCTTTCTTCAGGATTTGATCGGAGACCAAAAAGCAAGTGAGGCACTGGACAGGTTCCGCCAGCTGGTCAAAGCCGACAGAGACGGACGCGTGGTGGTGCGTCCGTGCAAGGTAGGGGACACGTTATTCAGAGTGTTCGCCGGAGAAATCTTAGAGCACAAAGTCAGAAACATGAGATACCTCGCAATACAGGGACGGTGGGACATTGACACAACCCCGTTCTGCTCATACGTAGAAAGTTCCATAGGGAAAACAATTTTCTTAACACACGAGCAGGCGGAGCGTGCATTGGAGGCGATGAAGGATGGCAATTAGTAAAAAGATGCGCGAGACCGTATGGCAAAAATACGGTGGGAGGTGCGCTTACTGCGGAAGAAAAATTAAGCTCTGCGATATGCAGGTAGACCATTTTATCCCGAAAAACGGGTATTTCGCACAGGGGACAGATGACCTGTCCAATCTCATGCCCTCTTGCCGGATGTGCAACCACTACAAGCGAGCCAATCCGTTAGAGTTGTTTCGGACGTACATCGCAGAAATTCCTCGCAAACTGCGCGGCAACTACATTTACAAGGTTGGTGTAGCCTACGGCAACATCATCGAAAACGAAAAGCCCATCGTGTTTTTCTTTGAGACGGAGGAGGCGAAGCGGGATGGCTGAATATAAAATCTGCTTTAGCGTGGCTGGGGCGTTTGGCGCTCAAATCAGCTTTGAGGCAAAACCCGGCGTATCCTATGAGGACGTTGCGGCGGCTCTTGACAAAGACAAACTGGCGAAGCTGATATGCCTCGACACCTTGGGCTACTCCGCAAAGGATATTGAGATTATCACGCCGGAACAGTACGAGGCGGAATTTGGAGGGGATGAGGATGGCTGAATACATGAGCCGGGAGGCGGCGTTTAATGCTATAACCGATCTTGCAGGGAAAGCCCCGACGCGCTCGGCTTATGAAGCTGTATGGAAATCAGCGAGAGCGTTGAAGAAAATTCCTGCCGCCGACGTGGCCCCAATCGAAGCGCTGGAGCACCTGCGGGACGAGCTGTGCGCGCAGGACCTAATCACCATGGAGGGGCTGAGAAAGTTGAACACGCTGATTTGGAAATACACAACGGTGCATGACGGAGGTGCTGACCATGAGGCTGATTGATGTTGATGATTTGGGCGTGGGCCGGTGCAGCAGAGATGTTGTCCCTGCGGCGTATTGTGCTGGTTGGAACGGCTTACTTGGCTTGATCGAAAAAGCCCCCACCGTGGATGCCGTGCCGGTGGTGCATGGGCAGTGGATGAAACGCAGAAACGGCGGGACATTGTGCAGTAGATGCGGACACTATACCCAGCATAAGGGGAATGTATTAGACATGAGCGAGGCTATTGCTTGCCCATGGTGCGGAGCCAAGATGGACGGAGGGACTGAATGAAACGGAAAGACTGGCTGATTATAGCCTTTTGGACGCTGGTCATAGCCGCTGGCATTGCGTTTATCGTGTTTTATTTCAAAAGCATTCTGACCGCCGACATTCCACTGTGGCTGAAACTGCACTTGTTAAGGGGGAAGTAAGATGGCCAAACAATCGGGGTACTTGCAACGGTGGGAGAACGAGACCAACCGGCTGCTTCAGGCAACGATGGTTATAACCTCGCAGTATGACATTGATACACTGCAAATCGCGATCCACCAGTCGGAGGGCTGGGGCTATGATCGCATTATGAGGCTCACCGAAGCATGGGCAGAGGTGAGAAAAGAATACAGGCCGGCGCTGGACTACAAGAACCCGGCGGCGGACGTGTGTCAGGAGCACATGGACCGGGTGCTGAAAGAGATCATCCGGGATAAGGCGGAGCTGATTCCGCACGCTGAGCGGTACAAAGATTTGAAAAAAGTGACGTATGGGGGACGGAAATGAAGATCGGACAGACGGTAGAGGCGAAGTTCAAGACGCTGCCGGTGGAGCGGGCGAAAAGTGAGCGGTCAAGCGTGGAGCTGTGCCCGATTCGGCGGGGGCGGGTCGCATGGATTCACCCTCGCGGACGGTTTATCGCCGTGACCACCCACACCAAGGGCGGGGACGTGACGGAAAACTTCTTGCCCGGTGAGGTCCGGGCAGTCTGAGAAAGGAGGAAGCTGATATGGCGGAAACGATTTTGAATTTTGTACTCCTGCTTATAGTGGTGGGCTTTGCGGTCTATGAGTCATCCAGCGGGAATATTGCCATGACCGTATACGCCTGTGCGCTGCTGGTTCTGTATTCTTTGCTGTGGAAACTGGACCTCATTGAAAAGCGCGCCCAACGGATCTGCGAGCTGCTGGAAAGGGAGGGGGACGATGGAGAGGAATGAGGACCACAAGCAGGGCAGGGAACTGCCGGTCTACGCGGTACGGCTACGGGAATTGCGGTGGGCCAGAGGCATGAGCAGCCGCCGGGTATCCGAATACTGCGGCATGAGCCACGGTATGGTAGGCTTTTACGAAAGCGGCATGAAGGAACCGAAGGCCACGGCCCTGATCACGCTGGCGGATTTTTACGGCGTGAGCGTGGATTACATCCTCGGCTTGGAGCCGGAATAAAAAATTTTTCAAGTGGCTACTAAAGTTTACCAAATTGGGAAAACCTTGTGAAATAATAGAGAGTGAGAAGAATTAAGTTTCTTTTCACTCTCTGTTTTTTAGGGGAAGGAGGCCGCGAATGGAACTGGAACCGATGGATACAGCGGAACTGACTGCACAGCAGGAACGCTATGACGCCATTGCCCGTGCCACGAGCGACAGCCTTTCCCTTTTTTACTGCTGCATTGAATTTGACCGGCCCTTTGATATGCTGGCGGTGCCAAAGGAACCGGACGTGGGCGAGAAGTGGATCGCCTATCTGGACAACCTGCGGCTGAAGAAACTGGACACGCGGCGGGGAGAACCCCTTGGCTTTCTGGATGGTCTGACGGACATTACCAAGATTTTTGGCGAGGGACTGTCCGCCGGGGAATTTACCAAAGCGGTGGGCAATGAGAAGTCCGCCCGGAACCGGAAGGTGGGGACTGCACAGCAGAGGAAGAACTGGGGCGAGAACTCCGCAAAGAACCCCTACACCTCTGAGGACTATGACGAACTGGATCGCATTTACGAGGCACTGTCCAGCGACCTGATGGCGGCGGGCGGCGTAAGCGTGAAGCAGGAGTTTATTCTGCGGGACTGCGCGAAGATGACGCTGGACCGGGACAAGATGCGGGCCATCGGCCAATATGACAAGGCGGCTAAGCTGAACAAGATGGTTCAGGATAACCTGTCCAGCGAGGGACTGCGGAAAAAGGATGCGAAGCCCATTGACGATCTGCGGATCGACAGTCTGGTGGAAGCACTGGAAAAGAAAGGACTTTTGAAAAACGGGAAGCAATGCGACCCGGACGAAATGTTCCGCATTTTGTTTGGGCGATCCTGCAAATACCCCTACACCATGGACGCGGCGGAACAGATGCTTATGATCAACGAAAACCGGATGCGGCAGAACGAGGGGCGGCCTGAGCTGACCACTTTGCCGCCGGAGATGCGGCTGCGGGACGAGTTGGGGGAGTTTGCGGAGGAACCCAATGAGCAGGAGAAGGAGGCATATCAGCGGCTCGGACTGGTGAAGATGCCTCCGGCGAAGAAAAATCGGTAAGGAGGAGCCATGGCACGGCGGGCCGGAAAGGCATGGACAAGTTCGCAGGGCTGGGTCAGCGTGAAGCCCACGGCAGAGCGGGACTACACGGACTATGAGGATGCCTGGTGGGCCTTTCTGATCTGGGTGTTCCGGTGGTATCCGGACAAGCTGCTGGACCTTGTGCGGAGCGATGAAGCGGACTTCGCCAACGAGGAGATCCTGCAGCGGGTGATGGTGCGGGCCTACGCCCGGAAACGGGAGGTGGCGATCACCGGAACCCGAAGCCTGACAAAGACCAGCACAAAGATGAAATACGCCATGGTGAACGGGCTGGTATGGCCGGGGACCCAGAGCGCGTATTATGGTCCAAGCTACAAACAGCTTGCCGCCATCGGCGGGAAAACCTACCACCAGATTGAGCACGATTACCCCATCCTTGCCAAGCACTGGCGGGTCAGCGCGGAGAGCAAGGACGATTTCAAGATCGAGACGGACGGCGGAAGCGCCTTTTACATCTCCGCCATGCGCGGCGACAACCTGCATGACGTGACGGCGGAGGAATACGCACAGGAAGAAAACCCACCCTTCGACTACAACGAGTATTCCACCGTGGTGCTGCCGGCTGTGCGTCTCTGGCACAACATCAGCGGTGAGCGGGACAAAAACTTTGTAGGCTACAAGAAACACGCCATCACCAGCGCAGGGCGCAAGCAGAACCACGCGTTTCAGACCCGGTGCAAGGTGATGAAAAAAATGACCCAAGGGGAAAGCGCCTTTGCCATTGACATTTCATGGGAGAGTATCGTGCTCATGCAGATGCGGCCCTATGAGTGGGCGCAGGGACTCCGGGAGGAGCTGACGGCGGAAAAGTGGATGCGGGAGATGGAGAGCCGGTACACCGGCGCGGACGAGTTCCCCGTGCTTTCCGACGAGGTGCTGACGGATTCCCAGCGGGTGCTGGTGATGGAGACGGAGCACTGCTGCAAGGACCCGCACCCCAAGCTGGACCCGGAGGAAGTTATTTACATCGTGGGCTATGACGTTTCCTACGAGGATTCGGCAAAGAACGCCAAATGCGCCTGCGTGGTGCTGAAGCTGACGCGGCAGCGGGAATACCTGAAACGGGACCGCTTTTTGAAGCAGCTGGTCTACATCGACGATTGGCCCCCACCGGACAAGAGCAAGGCGCAGGCACGGCGGCTGAAGGCGATATGGAATCGGTTCTGCTATGACGGAAGCCAGACCTACATCTCCATTGACTCGTGGCAGTACGGGCGCGGGGTGCTGGAAGATTTGATGACCGACTTGGGAGACGGCCTTCCACCCCTGTGTGTGAAGAACCACGCGGCCTACGCGGCGGCGGAGCTGCCGGGGGCCATTCCGGTGATCTACCCCATCAAGGCAGGCGGCACCGGCGTGACGGACCCGGACTTTGAAATGCTGAAATACGCGCAGACGGAGTTTGAACACCACAACGTTGAACTGCTGACGCTGAACGCCAATGAGGGCGTGGAGGCGTATAAGCGCGCCCACCGCATCCGGGACGATGACCGGGACTACCAGTTCGCACAGCCCTACCAGAAGTGCCGGGAGCTGTCCGGCCAGATACAGAACCTGAAGCTGGTGCCCAGCGGGGCGGGGATGAGCGAGAAGCGCATTTCCAAGGCCATTCAGCGCGATAGCTGGTCCGCCACGAAATATGCCCTGCGGCTGGCTCAGCTGATCGAGCGGGAGGAACTGCTGACGGAGATCCACGGGAAAAACAAGAGCGACTGGGCGTCGGCGCTGGATCGGTTCAAGGAAAACAAAGTGGCACCGCCTATCAGCACCGGAAGCAGCGGACGGCTGGTGACGGCGCGGCGGGGAGGCCGGAGGTTTTGACAATGGCTCAACGGAAGAAACGATACCGGCTGTACGCCATGGGGCGGACCCGGAAAACGGAAGAGATCGCGTATGACACCCGGTTTTACCGGATCTGCGCAGGGTACATTCTGCTGTATCTCACCGGGCGGAAAAAGCCGGAGGGCGCAGTGGAGGTGGCCGGGGCAGACCTGGACCGTCTGACAGACGGGGACCGCCTGTGGCTGGGGGGCTGCACAACC